TCCCTCTTTTGCAAAACACTCTCTCATATCTTTAGACCACTTGTAATCAGTTGATAATTTGCCTGTTTTTCCACTTTTTGTTCTCATTGTTTTTTGGCCTATTTCAATTTTTTTACCACCAGCAGTTATAGCGTATACTATTCTTTTTCCACCTGTTGTTTTTCCTTTTTGTGTCCCACTAACTCCTTTTTGCTCTTCTATATCACCAACTTCTAAACTAGTTACAAAACTATTTTTATCTTTAACATCACCACCCATACATTTGGTTAATGTTTCACCATCAACTGCAAGTCCAGCATGATTAGTTTCAAACATACCAGGATATTTATGCACACCCACCTCTGAATTGGGATTAGCTGCTTCTAAATGAAATTGCTTCCATATAGTCCCACCCTCTAAAAATGTTCCTAACCCTACCTCTTTACCATATAAATCTATTTTTATATCATCGTTATTTCTAGTAAAATCTCTTTGTGCTTCCAATGTTCTATTTCTTACATCTTCTAATTCAGAAAATATATCAGGTGCACCTTTTTCAACAAACCTTGAATTTAATCTTTCCATTAATGTTACTTGGTCTCCTGTAGGTTCTTCTTCTTTATTCCCATCGGCCATAAATTTAAAAAAAGCATCTAATGCTTGTTCTTCAGTTACATTTTTATGATTTACTCCATCTGGTAAATATTTTCTTAATCTTGAATTTAACTCACCCCTTCCATTAACAACAGATTTCCACTTCGTAGATGTTGCATTACTATCTTTACTACCATTAGGATTTTCATCGTTCATTATACTGTTTATGGCATCTTTAGGTTTAACATTTTCTTGAAACCATTTACCTGGTGCACTAACTACCTGCTTTAATTCTTTTTCTATTTCATTTATAGTATCTACTAATTCTCTATTTTGACCTTTTACAGCTTCAGCTTGTTCTTCTGTTAGTTTACCATCCTCAACTAATTTATCAATATTTTTATCATTTGCTTCTGCTTCAGCATTTGCAGTTGATTGAGCAACAATGGCTTCTGTGCTATCTTTATCAGAGTGAAATAACATTATTACTTTATTTGAATCTTTATCAAACACCAATGTTGCAGTATCTGATGGATTATCTCCTCCTCCACCGGATCTAATTAATTGTTCGGCTTCTTCTTGTGATATCTCTTCACCATTAGGACCAATAACTTGTTTACCCTTAATATCGTTAACCATCGCATCAAACGATGAAGAATGACCATAATAATTTTCCATCTTTGAATCTTTAAAACCTTGTTTTTTCGCAGATTCTACAGCCTTTTTATGTTTTCTTCTCCCACTTCTTACTGCTAACATCAATTTACTATGTAAACCAGGATTTTTTCCTTCAGGTATGTCTGATTTTTTTATACCAGCCGCAGGTTTATTACCTGAATTTCCATTTCTACCTTTACTTTTGAATAATTCTTCATTTCCAAATCTTTCATATAATATATCAATGAGTTCTTCTTCAGTTAAATCTGAATTTTCTTCAAGCATCTGTGCCGTTTCACCAGAAACAACTTCATTTAATAATGAACCTGCATTACCTGGTGCGGGTTTAAATTTACCTTTTACCTCTTTAAAACCATATTTAAATGCTAAATTTTTAACCTCACTATCCCCACCTCTATCTATTGTATTAGTCATAGACACTTTAGGTTTTTCATCTTTACTTTCAATATCGTCTTTTTTATTCTTCGATAAATATCCACCACCTTTATCTGGATCACTTTCAAATTCGTTAGGAGTTATTTTATCTCCACTTGGTTCTTCTTTTTCTTCGTCATCCTTCTTTTCTACTTCCTCATATCCACCATCTTCTATAGCTTTATCCCTAGCTTCTTCCGAACCAAAGGCAGATACATTACCAGTTTTTTTGCTTCTAGCTGTAAATTTTTCTTCTTTCTCCATTACCAACATTACACTATCTACTATTTCCGTGCTGATACCCTTTGATAAGCATATCTCTTTTAGTAAGGTTAAATGGTAAGCGTTCTTTGGATTAGGTACACCCGTAGGTACAATTCTTCTCCACTCTATAAAAAGACTATCTAGGTTAAAACTCATAATTTTTCAATGTCCCATATGTATTGCCAACTTTACTATGAATAATAAAGTCATCTTCCTGTAAGATGTTTTGGATGTCGTGTATTGTTTCCTTTCCATCCTCTTTAGCGTAATCAAATAAAAAACTATCATAGTTGTAATGAACTATGTTAGTCTTCTTCTCTAATAAATATAAATGTAATTTGTTTAAGATAGTAACATTCCGTTCTGTTTCATACGATTGTATGTAGTAGTTAAATAACTTTTGAGCATTTAGATCACCTAAATTAGCTCTCTTCATTGGTCGTTTATAAATATGTGATAGGATATGATTCCGAGTCATATATTCGTCATAAAGTATGGTTACTAGATTTTCTACACCTCTGAAAAACTCACTCATCTTAGCAATATCCTTTCTTACACCACCATATAGATTTTGAAATGTTATTGTCTTTGCTTCTGACTCTGTAACATTAAGGTCATCTGCTAACCTACCATAAACCGATGAGTCACCGAAGTCATAGTCAATCAATTTAGCAATCAACCTTGGGTGATAGGAAGCAAAGTCAAACTCAACAAATACATCGTTAAGTGGTGAAAAGGCTTTTCTCATATCAGGTGTAAGAGCAGCAAAGTTAAGATTGTGTATAGAGTTGGATGGCCTTGATGTGGTTGTAAAAAAGTTATAGTTCTGATATATCTTTTTATTGTGAATATACTTTAACATATGCTCACCGAATATCTTTGTAAAGTCTGTATTTACTCCAATACCATTTTTTTCTAACTCACCGAAGGCATTTACAAAATCTCTATGAAACTTCATAAATGTTTTTTCATTAAACAGACTATCGTATTTTGGAACTTTTTCACATAATTGTTCTATCATCTTATCTAACGGATAGTAATATGTAAAATCATCTTGGTCGTAAAAGTTATCCCATTGTATATGCTCAAGTGGTTGGTTTAGCATCCAATAGTTTAGGATGTCGGCACAATACTTAGGGCGACCGGCAAAGGAATAAGCATGCCCTACCTTCCAATCATTAATTAACACACCTTCGTCTGCTGGATAATCTATTTCTGTTGTTGTATGTTCGTAATGGTCAGCATAAACTAACTTATGTTCTATAGCATCATACATAAGAACTAGCTTGTTTAGGGGATGTGATTTTGACCAATTAGGCTTTGTAGTAACCATTTTTACCATATGGTAAGTTAAGGATAATTTAGTAGAAAGTCAAGTGTTTATTATGTAGGTAGTGTAGTATTCTCGATAGCCCTTAAAAAGTTGTTTATAAATGTAGAAGAATCATCGCCATTAAGAAACCATTTAGGAATATTTATACTATTTAATAATTGACTATCATAATTATAAGTTCCTATATCTGTTAAAGATATATATGAAGGAATTTCCGCGGTGTCATTACGCAATCTAAACTTTACTTTTGATATAATTGGAGCATAGTCCTTATCTATTTCTTTATTATACTTTACAAATAATTCATCAATATCTATATTTTTTCCATTAAGGTCTGTTATGAATTGTTTAAATGGATTTCTTTTAGAGTTTCGTTCAAACATCGTCTTAGCTCTATCCTTATCATCAGTTCCATTCTCATCATCATCTCCTGATTGGTTATCACGATAAATATCAAATAGAGTATGATAACTGTCGAATAGATCATTTCCATCATAATTAAATTCAACCATAATATCATATAACTTTTCATCTCTTTTGTCACTTAAATCATATGAACCCCCTATTCCTTTTTTAGTTCTTGGGTAGTATTTTACTTTTTTACCATCAGGTACATTTTTTATATACGATAACATAAGTTCTGTAAACCCATAAGCAATTCTAACTTGTTCTGGTGAATTTATATTATCATCATTGATTTTATTTAATATAGTAGTTGTAAAATCAGTTTTCTCCTTTGAAATGATGGGTATTTCTTCTCCTCTCCAATTTAAATCATCAGATAAAGTTAAATACTTTGCATTTTCTAAATCAGAAATTTCTATAATTTTTGATGGAACTCCGGAATTTCTTAAATCGGAAGTAAGTGTTGATTCATCAAGTTTAACACTTAATTTTTCTATTTCTTCAGATATTACTATCTTTTTAGCACTTGGTCTTACTCTATACTGTGTTTGATATGTAGTTTCCCATTTAGAATCTATTTTATGTTCAACCCCCATTATTTGAAAGTATAAATAAGGAGTATATGATTTTGGTAAAAAATTAATTGTAAATACATCTCCTATATTTAAATGACTATTGCCATAAACAGATAATGTTAAATTTATAGGTAATATAGGTGATATAGTTTCTTCTGTAGATGTAGTAGATGATTTTAATACATTATCTTTTCTAGCCATCTTTCCCCAATAATCTCGCCTCGAAGTTGCACTTAGAACATTTTGTTTCTTCTTTTTCTTCCTTTTCTTTTTTGGCTTGGGTTTAGGTTTTTTAGATTTTTCTTTAGCTATAGGTTCAATTGCCTTGACAAGGTCATCAAAAGAAGCATTTATATTATCAAGTTGGGCTTCATCTAAATTACCATAGTTTGTATTCGTGTCTTGTTTTACATCAACATCAGTTTCATTTATCTCATCATCTGGTTCGTTCACTTTACTAAAAGGTAAACTTGTTATAAATACATTTTTTCCTTCATACTTTTTACTCTTCATTATATTTAAAAAATTTAAATTATCTAATTTAGCTACATCAAATATAGATTGGTCAATTTTAGATCCTATTGCCAACATATTTTGTAAGTCACCCTTTGGTGTTTCAAAACTATAATCCATGTTAGTTACGACACCATTACCTGAAGTGACATCGAATGACAAAAGTTTATCGGCGCTAGGTAATGTATTTATTAAATTATTATCTTGAAATCCTATTTCAGAATAACTGCGATTTGGTGATATCATTTTTAAATTAATTACCCCAAAAGAGTCTTCATTAATACTTTGTAAAATAAAATTTATAGCATCATTCACAGTTTGCTTTTTATTAAATGCCTGTTTTATAATTGAAACATTTATAAATATTTCTCTAAGAGGTATTACAGGTATACCATATGGATTATCTCCAAATTTTTGTTTCTTTACAGAACACATATCAGTATTTTTACCCGCATCTCTACTATATTCCCAATTTTTTGGGTATAAAAAAACAGGCAAATCTTCGTTTCCGGTTAAAATTGATGTTTGCCGTCTATATAAATTTTTCTCATATCTTACATGATAATCTATTAACTTGAAATTAATTTCATATCTCTCTTCATTATTATTATTTTTAGCAACAAATTTATTAAGAAATAAATCATTAAATTTACCAAAACTTATATATAAACTATCTTGATTATTACTTCCTGCATCTTCAAAGTATATACCTAATTTTGTTTCTACATCTGATATTTTTCCAATAGCACCAACTGTAGTATATGGCGTTTCTCCATTTTGTTCAGCCGCAGTTTCCGAAGCTTCATCAGCATCTTGTCTATTTTCTAATAATAATCCACTAAAGAAATTATCAAAATATTCTTGTTTTTCAGAACTACTTAATACATCATAGCCTTCAATTTTACTTGCAAGTGTAATGGAGGGATCTTCTACGCCAATCAAATCATTTATTATAATTTCTTCAATTTTATTAGCAAATATAAATTTTAAATTATTATCAGCTGATATTTCATTATCTAAAATAGTAGCATTTTGCGAAACTAATTCCACACTACATTCAAATGAACCATTTTGATTTACCTTTGAACTATAATTAGTAACCACACCAATATTAGTATCCACCAAACCTTCGTGTTTATGTAAAAAACCAGGAGGTGTAAGTGATGTGTTATCGGTAACAAAAGCAGCTGCTCCATCATCACGCTTACTATGGTAATACCTTTGACCATCACTATTTGTAAATATCTGTTCCCCATCAGGACCAGACTCAGTACCACCATAAATAAACTTTTTTAGTTGTTTTAATTCAGTATCCGCATTAGATAAAACACTTCCTATATCATATAGTTCTAAATTTTTATCAGACCATCCAAAATCACATATTACTGTAGTACCTGGTCGTAGAAAAAAGGGTAAATATATATTATCAAAATCATTTTTGTTATGAACAACAAACTCTACATTTGTTCTTTTCACAGCACCTAAATCACCTTCTGTTTTTGATGATATAGAAGTTATTCCAGCATTTGGTTTTAAATAAGGATTATCTGCATTTTCTGTAAAAATATCTGAATCTGAAATTGATTCATTGGGTAAGTAACTATTAAATTTATTATCGTTTATAGAATGGTAAAAAATATCATTTTCAACATCACTACCACTTACAGCAACAGCAACCCACATTCTAGCAAATGTAGTTTTTTCACCCAAGTATTTTGTGTGTTCTGGTAAATCAGTTACCGATTCATTTGGTTTAAACTCATACTTACCTTTTTGTAAAGCATTAAATATGTCTATGGTTTTCTGGCCTACATTAGCACCAAAAACCTTATCACTAAATTTACCCATTTTATTTTATAATTGCTTGTTCTGTTGAAACCGGCACCCTTAACTGAGTTCCAGCCTCAATGTTATTGGATTTTAGATTATTTACTGAAGCAACATACCACCATAGTTCAGTTGTTCCGTAGTATTCTTGTGCTATTAAATCACACCTATCACCTTGTGTAGCGATAAGAAGAATATCCGAGTTTTTATCTTCGTGTTTTGGAAGATAAGATGTTCCAGTATACATAAATTTTTTATTTTTATTTTTTTTTACATTATCATATCTACTCATTATAGACCTCTTCCGTAAAATGATTCGCCCATTTGTGGTGGTTTTTTACTTAAAATTTGATAAGATATAGCGATGTCAAATAATCTAGGTAATCCCTTCAAAGCATCCCAATCACCCTCACCAGGTACCGTATAAGATATAGATTTCATAAATCCAAATTGACCTTGTTTTTTAGTTCCAATATGTGCCATATAAAGTTCTGTAAATGGTGGTTGCATTCTAATTAAAGAATTATTATTTTGTTCTGGTAAATAATTAGGATATGCTAAACTTGTGAGTTGTTCAATTTTTTCATACATGGCAAATTGTTCAACTGAATTAGCAGGATATACTCTTAAATTAAAACTTATATCTCTTTCACCTCTTTCATAGATATAAACAGGCTCACTTCTACCAATGTAATTTGTTGGTGTGAATGATGGATTGACATTTTCTGTTATACCAGTTACATATCCTCTAAAGTAAATCAAAGCCTTAGACCTTAAATCTTTTATTTTTACATAAAAATCGCCTTTTTCAAAAAGCTCATCAGATGTTTTTTCAGCCTTATCATCTTCCAACAATAATGAACCAGCTTCATCGGCATAACTTGTTTTCTTTGGCCCTTTACTTAAATCAATAAATTTTGTAGGTCTTTTAACTAAAGGAACCTGTACTGCCTGTGATAGTTTTTTTAATCCTAAATTTCTAAAAGGTACTAATACTTTTCTGGCAGCTTTTGCAATAAAACTATCACCTTTTGGAATTTCTATTCGTGATAATTCTGCAAGCCCAAGTGGCCTGTCACCTAAATTAGCATAACTTAATCCACCGAAATTAGTTAAATCAGAATACTGAACTTTGAATGGTTTTCTTATACTACCTAATCCAGCACCTTGAATTGATTGTTGTACAAAATTTAAAAATCCTGTATTTGGAACTGGAACAGGCGGAGCCATTACAAAATTAAATGGTTCTGTTACTTTTAACCCATCTCCGATAAGAGCATTAGTAATATTTTCTTTTACCGTAAAAGCAAGACCAGCTGGCGATGTATAAAACTGAGCTAACCTTGATACATCATCAAGAGCCGCTCTCCAAGGTATTAAATCTCTATTATTACCAACTTGATTTGTTGGGCTACCAATATCATTAACAATATAAGGTTCGCCATCACCTATGAGACCAGTTCTAAAATTTGTTGAATATCCTTTTATATCTAAATTACTTAACGAACCTATACCAGCTCTTCCGGTATTTATTTTTATTGTTTCGCCAATATTAGAATTTGGATTAACAACTCCTGTATCTATTTGTATTCTTTGCGGTGAACCTCTGTGGTTATGTTTAAAAAGAGTTCCTAATACATATGGTCCTTCTGGATCACCTAATCTTCCATTTTTACCTAAAGTAGTTATATCAAAAGTTTTTTTCTTTATTTTATCCGATAACAATTCATTAAAAGTTTGAGTTCCACTATATGTGCCTATTGGAGTTTCAATAAAAGGACTGTAATCCACTACCTGTGTAGTATCATCGATACCCAATATATTAATTGGCGATTTACTTTGTAATAAATTTCTATCTATTTTATTTTGAGTAATATCATCGAGTATAGAATAATTTTTAGGATGAGCATCTCCTATAGAAAATCTACTATTACCAGTCGCATCTAAGAAAACAGAAGAACCTATTTTTAATCCCCTTCCACTTTCCAATGTTGGTTTCATAGATCGATTATCTGGAAATACCCTAGCAACTTGTGGTGGGATTGATGCTCCATTTGCTGTATTATCAAGTAAAGAATTTTTATCTGGAAATGATGGTGTTGATGGTCTTTCGTTTGTTAAACCACCGTGAACACCTTGACCATGTGGTCCTCCAAAGTCTTCTTTGACATTTTTTGTTAGGTCGTTAAATACTGATTTTAAATTTTCTAAACCCATTATTTACCCCAATGGTTGCTCAATAACTGCCATTAGTGAACTTCTAGTTCCTATTAGTGTTCCAGTTACTTCAATTTTTTGTGCACCACCAACTGAACCAGCAGGTTGAGGACCAAAATCATTTGTTGGTATTGGATTGGTTGTAGCAATTACAGAATCCATTGGATTTAATTTAAACACACCAGCGGGTCCTGCCATTGTAGTTATCCCACCTCTACCACCACGAAAGTCGTTTGTTGGTGTTCCAAATACTTTATTTTTATCTATCGTGGTAATATTGTCAAATGTAAATTTATTAATAACAGATATAATTCCATTTAAAACTGTAATTAATGTTTCACCTATACTCCTAACAGTAGCTCTCATCTTTTCAATACCCTCAGGACCAGTAAAGTTATCTCTAAATTTTTCTAATAACGCATTTAAAGGACCACCAAACGTATCAAGTAAAGTAGCACCAAGTGATTTGATGGAATTAACAATACTCGTAAGTGTACTTAGAGAATCTTGACCTATCAAATCACCAAAACTCTTTCCAGCTAAAGCACCACTAAGGGTTAATTCTTTAGAACCCTTTACTAGTTTACTCATCTCAACAACAGAAACACCGATTGATTTAGCAAGTGATTTTCTTTGGAATACATTTAATTTATTAAACTCTGCTTCACTCCCTACTTGAGATACTATGTTTTTAGTGGCTCCAGCAATATTACCTTCAAGTGCTAATTGTCTTGCCTTTTGAAAGTTTAATTGTTTTCCAATCATTACTGAAGCTGTTACTTCATTAGCTATTGAACTTTCAAAATCCAATAACCCCTCAGCAATTTTAGCAGTAGTAGATAAGGATAATCCCATTTGTCTAGCTTGAACAGCAGCATCGGCTATATTGTTACCACCATCTTTTGTAAAAGAAGCAATCTCTTCAGCTGAACTAGCCATATCTCGCAATACAGCAGTTGGAGCAACACCTTTTTGAGCAGCTAACTGAGCAGTTCCTTCTATTAAATCTTCTGCTTGTTTAGAAGTCAAGTTTCCAATTTGCATAAAAGTACCAAATAACTTGGTAGCTTCATCGTTGGATATACCTGTTGCTACTGCTGTGTCTAAAATAGTTCTTGATAAATCAGCAGCTTCGTCTAATGTTATACCAAACTCAGATGAAAGTTGAGCCGTTACAGAAAGAACATCTGAAAGATTCTTTCCAATCATAATAGCCTCATTACCAGCTGCTATTAAATCTCCTCTAAATTGTTCATTTTGGCTTGTCAAGAATCCAAATGTTTTTCCTACCTCATCTATTTTAGCTGCAAACTTAGCTATCAAGCTATACACTCCAACAGCTATCGCACCAAATGCACCAAGTCTGGCTCCCCATTTTGCCAATCCACCCGCACTTTTACTTATTAGACCACCTATATTTTTTTGAGTTCCTGCTTGTTCTTTAAGGTTTTTACCATATAGTTTTGAATTTGCTAAACCCTTAGCACTAAGTCCTTGTAATTTTCCTCCGACATCGTTTTCTTTTATTTTACCAGAAGCAATACCATCTTGAATTTTAAGTATTTTTGCCCTATCTGTTACTGTAATTTTTCCAGCTTTCACATCTTTCTGAAGTGAGTCTGCAATACTTTCTTGAACTTGTGCCAGTTCTTTTTCTTTACTTGCAATTTTTCTTTTATTTAATAATTCCGAAGCCGATGATAAATCCATTTTTATAGCAGATTTTAAAATATTTGTAATAGAACCTTCTCTATCTTTTATCGCTGAGTTTATTCTTCTTTGTATACCCTCTTCAGAACTTCGGATTCCTTCCATCGTTTTTTCAAGTTTAACTCCAGCTTTTTGTAACGATAGTGCTTCTTTCTCAAGAGCTATATACTTTTTAGTTCTATTGGTTCTCTTATCTAGCTCACGATTGATTTCTGCAAGTCTATTAATCTGTTCTTCTGTTACTTTATTTTTTGCCATTATTTACCAGCCTGTTTTGCTATTAAATCAGCTGTTTTTTTAGCTTTATTTAAAGATTTTTCAACATCTTTATATGCCTTTTTCCATTTTGGATCTTTCATTAAAATCCTAGTGAGTTTATCATATTTTTTTCTATCTTTAAAATAGTTTTTAAGTTTGTCGAACAAACCTTCTTCAATAATATTATCTCTATCCATAAACGACATGATGTAGTTCTCCTAATATATTAATAAATATAAAGAAAAGAGTTATTTAGGGGAAAATCTACGAGGAATTGTTGATTGTTGTTTTGGTTGAGCATCATCCATCTGTTCTTTTTCTTTCTTTTTTAAATCCATAAACTCTCGGATATAAAAGTTCTTTAAATGAACAGGCATATCATATACATCACTAAATGAAAAACCTGGCGTTTCCGTAGATAAAATAAAAAATAGACTGGTGTATATCTAATTTATTTTTAGGAGTTAGGCCAAAAAAACCCAACAGTAAGCGGAATTGACACGCTAACTGTTTCACCCCCTATTTCTATTTCTGATGTCAAATCAATATCAGGAGAAATACTTTGTATGTAATTTCTCAATGCTACAGAATCACGAGCTAACATATTCTGTGAAAATGAATTTATTGTTTCTGGTTTATTATCACCATCTACCTCTGTAATAGTATATCTCAATCTAGTTGTAATATCACTAGAGTATCCAAACTTAGCAGATTGTTTTAAATCCTTTTCTATTAGAGCTTCTTCTTTACCAGTTAATAACTTAAACTTAATTTTATTCTTACCTATATCGGTAGTGTAATCAAATGAGTTATCTGTATAATCAACACCATCGGGTAAAGTTTTAAAAGGACAGGTAGTAAGGTCAAATGTGTGTTCTACTTTCTGTTCGGGATCATTTGGGTTTGTTACCTCAGCAGTATATTCAGGACCATAAGCAAGAATACGAGCAGCAACTAATATAGCATTCTTATCACCCAATACCAAACTGGCTTGATTTACACCCTCTGTAACAATCAAACTATCTAGTAGTTTATCAATAACCACACCTTTCTTAATAAGGTTTTCAGACATAAGGATGTCTTCTTCTTTTGTGGTCATATATTTTAATTCAATTTTACCTTCAGTAAGTGGTGAGTCTTTTGGATATACCTTTCCACCAGATGGTAAATCAATAACTTCCGTAGGGAACTTATGTTCTGACATTTATAACTCCTTGTTGTATGTTTACAACTTTTCTTTAGAATTCAAGTATAGCGTAGTCGTATCTTAATGTTAGTGTTATCTCAACAGGTTCTGAAGCACTAAAGTCCAAGTCACCGAAACTAGCGTCTTGAATCATAGTTCCATAAAGTGTCCATTTTTCAACAATATCACCGACAGGTCCCAATACATTGAAAGTAACATTTTTCTTGTAAAAGTCTTGATACCCATCACGACCAGTAGCTGATTCATGATGAAGTCTAACCCACTCAATAACAGCAGAAGCAGCTGATGGTACTATAGGATCATACATTGTTATCTGTAGTGTCTGCCATCTTCCTTTACCCTTGACATATCTTGTTACATTCATATGTTCTAAAGCAACCTCGTCAAAAGTTATTTGAGGTCTTTGTGCTGTTTTTATGGTAAAGGCTGGTATACCATCAATCTCCATAATAAAACGATTTTTTAACTTCGGTTCGTATGGTGTGTAAAATATTTTATTTGCTTCTAAAAGTTCGGCCATTATTTATCTCCTATAATAATAAATATCACTTTTCCAAAAATCTATTCAGGAAAAGCAGCTCCGGTTGGTTGTACTACAAAGTCTAATACTATAAATTCAGCAGTTTTTGTAGGTTGGATAAATATCTGACCTATCAACTGATTTCTATCAATAGTTTCTGGTGTGTTGTTTGAATCATCCATTACAACACGGAAAGCATTTAATCCACTATTAGATTGGACTTGTTCCATATAAGGATTAACAACATTTAAAAACTGATTTCTTAAATCACTTGTATTCTGTTCAAAGAGTAAACCTCTTGAAGAACTTGCAACAAATGTTTTTAAGTTAATTAACAATCTCCTTACATTTACTCGGTCAAGAGCAGAAGCTTTCTTCTGTGTTGTCTTCTGCCCAAAGACAGTAACACCTTGTCCAGGAAATGTAGCAATCGGATTGACATTTGATTCATAAAGGTCATCACGATTACCTTGTGTTAATTTTCTGTATGCCCTAACAGCACTATCAATTCCACCTCTGTTTAAACCAGCAGGAGCAAACCAAGGTTGTCCTACCACATCGTTAAAATGATATACCCCAGCAATCACGGTTGATGGTGGAACATATCTAAGATTACCAGTAGTAGCATCTTGAATCTGAACCCAAGGATAATAAGCAGCAGCATAACTTGAGTTACGAACTTCTGTATTTGTCTTAGCATTAGCTACGCTATCTGTAAGAAAAGTATTATCATATACCAAGAAACAATCAGCTCTATCTTCACATAATTGAATAGCATCGTTTATAATGGTGTTAGAATTTGTTCCGGTTTGATCAACAATACCTGGTAAAAATAATAAGTTAAAAGCATATTCATCTTTATTTGATAGTAAACTTATAGCAGTAGCATAACCACCAGTTCCTACTGTAACAGAACTTACTGCTAAATTGACACCTTGACTATTATCATCACTATCAAGTGCTAAGTACATGTTATATGGATGTGCTACCTCATTAGTTCCATTATCACCACGAATTTGTTTTGTGTGAAGTCCACTTACTGGATACCCGTTAATTAATCCAAAAGCACCAGCATAACTACCACTACCGACCGGAGGTAAATAAGTTGTTTCAACCCCAGCATATGGTGCATTTACATCACCATTAGTATTTAAATAAGCAGGAGTTTTCCTAGAATCAGGTAAACTACTTACTCTTACATAACCAGATTTATTTGGAAATTCACCACTAGGTCTTAAATAAGCAACTCCATCTTCTACCTGCACCGATGTTGTCTCATTTCCGATTCTTTTCAAAATATAATCAGTAGATTCTGGATCTAATGATAAATTAGCATGTGTTTCAATTATTTTCTTTTTCGTGCTAGTATCATCACCTTGTCTAAGTAAAAGGGTAAATGTACCTTTAGAAGTATTTTGATTAGATATTTCCCAACGAAAGTTATCAGAACGACCACCAAAACTACCTGATTCAAATTGTTTATTAGTAGCAGAATTTATCTGCGGTGTTAATAATTGATCAGTTCCTAAAGCTGAACCAGTTCCTACAAAATTATTAAACTGAGGACCATCACCTAAAGCTTCAAGTGTAAATATAGTATTCCGTGAACCGGATACTCCAACAGTTAAATCTACGTTAGCAGTAGCTCTTTTTGTGTCATTACCGGCTATTCTTACAACGGTAAGAGGACCACCTTGTCTGAGATATTCTTTAGCAGTATGAGAAGTTAAATATTGATAGTTATCACTACCAGTTTGAATTAACTCTCCAAAAGTTCTAACATATTCACCATAAGAATTAACTACGGTTGGTGTTAAAACAGGACCCTTTACAGTAGGACCAACAATAGCAGCTCCAACTGGACCGGCTGCGGCGGGTAAAAATGATTGGTCTATTTCATTTGTAAATACACCTGGTGATACGATTTTTTCAGCCATTTAATTTCTCCGAAACTTTTAGGAATGATTTAAATATAATTATTCATATATAAATATTACCTATTTTCTCAAAAGACAAAAAAAGGATTTATAATCGTAGTTTTTTTTTATTCAGATGGGGATTCTACTTGAACTGATGGTGTGAATACACCTGTCTGTGGATCTAACTGACCAGGACCATATTTCTTAGTAATAGACTCTAGTTGTGTTTGTTCTTCTTTTTTAAGACCTTCCAATTCCTCATGAAGTTTAAACTCTTCTTCTTCAACCGATTCGTTTTGTTTTTCTAAGTTGATTTTAGCAATAGCTAATTGACCAAATCTATTTGTTATAGTAGCAGATTTGGTTTGTAGTTCAGCTAATGATTTTAGTTCTTCTTCTGTAAATTTAATTTCGGACATTTTAAAAACCTCTTGTTTAGTTTGATGTAACAATTTATATATATAATTATATAATTTTTTCAGAAAACGATACTTTTTTTGGTTGATATCCTCTTTGTAGTTCAGCAGTTTTACCTAAGATGTTATCGGTAAACTCTGGCATTACATATCCCTTAATGGTCATAGTAAACTCGTTCTTAATCATCCTCTCACCTTGTGATTCCATTTCTATCTCATTTGATATATCACCATCAAGTGATGAAAGAAAACGATAAGATGTTGGAACACCAAAGTAAGTTTCTAGGTGTTCTAACCAAAGTGAGTTTAAATCGTTCATTTGTTCAATATAAGATGTCATCATAACTATACTATAGCTACAAGTCACAAAGTCTGGCATACCGGTCTTAACAAACTCTTGAACCGGTTGTTGACCAGTTAATATTGAGAACCTATCGTATCTATTATTTTTACTCCACCCACTACTTGAACGAATCACAGATATAAACTTACCTTGTAGGTCATTATCAAATGACATAGGCATAGCATCATCAAATCCTACTGATGTTCTTTTTATTACCATGACAGGTAAGATTATTGTTCCGTTCTTATCTCTTAAAGCACCCCTTGCTTTAACAGACTTCCACCTTTCTTCATTACCATACAATACAGGAACAGAGATTACCTCGTTTTGTTCCCTTACCTTTGGTTTCATAATATTTCGGATGTGTTTGATAACTGCTGTATCTATTTCTTTTAAACCAATAGAGAATCCTTTACCAGCATTAGCACCACCAGGTTTCTTGATGACAACCTTAGAGTTTCCTTTCTCACTTCTTATACTAGTTTGTGATTCTCGATTAACAGAAGATACATTTGGAGCATCTTTGTTTGTTATTGGTTTAATTGCCACGGCGTAGTTTCCTTAGTTTATCTAATTTACTTTTAGAATCATTTTTATATGTTTCTGATTTTAATCCTTTAGTCGATACCTTATCAATAGCTATTTGTTTTTCAATAGGAACATCTACAGCACCTAATGTGATATTATCTTTTTCCCCATATACGCTACCTTGTTTTAACAAACCTATTATCTCATCAAACTTATCAACTCTTGGTTCTTGGTAGATATTTTCACTATCACTATCATAATTTTCCACAAAGTCAAGTTCTTTTTCAACCTTTACCACAGAAGACCTTCTTGGTTTCATCACAAGTTTCTTATCTAGTAGTTGAATAGCCATTATCTTGGTCTTTCCTCTATGTTAATAGATGACAATCTACTACGATGTGCTGTTGCTTTTATAGCATGACTAAAGTTTGGATGACCACCAATAAGTTGTGGTTCTGTAACTCCGTTGATTTCCCAATACCATTCATTCCAATCACATACATCACCGGCTTCAGGAAAAAAGTTCAGACTACCACTAGCCAAATTATTTCTCTGAAACATTAAATCTATTGTAGAGTTGGAATCAGGTCCTGCTTCATTAAATTGTTCTACTTCAGGAGCATTATATCGTATCAGACAATTTACCCTAAACCCAACATTGAAATACTTAGTGGTTGATTCACCATATATGTTAGAA